AGATGAGAGACTTATACGGACAGAATTGGCAGGGTTGGCAATGAACAATTACGAGTTAGAAAAATCAATCATATCTGCAGTCCTACAAGATTTCGATAAAGCTCAATCAACGTATCTGCAAGCTGAATGGTTCACAGATACGAATTTTAAAACGATCTTTGAAATATTAAATAATTACGGTAGTCGCTTAGATGGATTGATGGAGCTATTCGCTAAAGTGAGAGCAGAAATGAAGGAAAATTCCATTGGATATGAGTATCTAATAGCGCTACAGCAGGAAAGCGCGACAACATCCGGATTAGATTACCTGGCTAATCAGCTACATCGTGAATACTTGAGAGCGAAACTCGAAAAGGTTAAAGCTGAACACACAGCATTCCCAACTAAGCAACTAGAAGCGGAAATGCTTGAACTGTTAAATGCGATTTCTAAGCTATCCAGAAAACGAAACGTCGGAGACTTATCAGAAACGTTTGAACAATTTGAGTATGAACTTGAACACGATATTGAAGACGGGATTAAGACGTTCAGTGGATTAGATGCAGCACTTGGAGGTGGAATTGGTCCTGGAATGTTAGTGACGGTGGGTGCTAGACCATCAGTCGGAAAGAGTGCCTGGACAATCAATCTAATCGATAGAGCGCTACAGAGAAATGAAGGTTTAAGAGTAGACCTATTTAGCCTTGAAATGAGCAAGAAGGAAGTATTCTCACGATTTGTAGCAAAGATGACTACTCTGAATACGTACTACCTTCGCAAGATGAATCGAATGCTAAAGCCTGGAGATAAAGAGCTAGTGAGAGCGACTATTGAGTATTTCAAGCAGAAAGACTTGAAAGTCTATGACACGGTATCTGAACTAAATCACATTCTTGGAATTATTAAAGAACGTGCTGCAGGTCAAGCGCCAGGTAAATATTTAGCAGTCATCGATTATGTAGGACTTATCAAAGTCAATAACAATCGCGACAGAAGGCTTCAGATTGAGCAGATTACAAGGGAATTAAAGAACCTTGCTAACGAACATCAAGTACCTATCGTTATCTTATCGCAGTTATCTCGTGGAGTTGAACAGCGCCAGGACAAATCACCAATCTTGAGTGATTTAAGAGAGTCAGGCTCAATCGAGCAAGATTCAAATGTCGTTGGATTCTTAAGCAACGAAGAGACAGAAGAAAACCACGAAGGCTATCAACGTGTGAAGTTCTCTATCAAGAAGAACCGCGAAGGCGATTTGATGGATTCGACATTCAAGTTCTATAAAGCTCAAATGAATTTTGTGGAGGAATTTGAACGAAGATGAATGCAAGAGAGTTCGAAAACATTATGCAGTCGGAAGGACTTAAAACAACTAAAGCTGTGATGGTTATGCTGCAAGAGGCTAAGAGGTGTCAGAGAAACATTAAAAGCATGAGCCTATATAAACACAAGTATGCAGTAGCATACATTGAGCAGCAGAAAGAAAAGAAAGACAAGGCTATCTGGCAAGCTCTGACAGTGGCCCAATTAGAGAAGCTGTATGGCTTCCGTCTGATTGAAGATAGAGACCGTGTAATAATAGCTACTTACAATGTAGATAACCCACACAGCGAAGTAATGAAGAAAATCAGAAGAGATATAGAAATAATGGCAGAATTGGAGAAAGAGTATGGCATTTGCGATTAAAAACAGCAATATGTATTTCAAACAAATTGTAGATCATAGCAGCATAGCCGGATACCTGGACAGAAGACATCCAGTTAAAACATTTGAATTCAAAGCAAGTCAACATGAAGCTATGAAATTCAAAAAGTACGGTGAAGCTAGAAAGTACATGAAGGAAAACGGATTGAACGGAAACATCATTGAGATAGCTGTTTCTAAACCGTTTCACATAAACAAGATGGAAAAGAACATCGGACCTAATAGGTTAGACGTTTTGTACGATTCATTATTGATGGATACCAGGGCAGATATTGAAAAGATGATTGCAGGTTCTGAGAATAATTTCAATCACATGGCTAAGGATATCCTGAAAGTTAGAACAATAACGTTAAATCAATTCTTGCGTAACCCATACGAGATTGGTTGGAACACACGTAAGAAAATCATGGACAGATTAGAAGAATATTTTGAAGGAGCCGGAATTAAATGATCCAATTAAAAAAAAGACAAATCGAACGTGAAGAGTTAATCCGATTAGTTCAAAACTGGTTTGTAGAACGTGGCCTGGATACATTGGACGGGAGCGGTCAGCTAATCAAATTACAAGAAGAAGTGGACGAATTAAAAGAAGCGTATATCACTATTAACCGCGATGAAGAGATTGACGCGGTTGGAGATATCACAGTAGTCCTAATCGGATATTGCATGCAGCGCAAACTTGATTTCATGGAGTGCCTAGAAAGTGCTTATCACGAGATTAAGAACCGCAAAGGTAAAGTTATCAACGGTGTGTTCGTGAAAGAGGTGCAGTAATGGATTTGGTGAACGTGAGTAACTTAGCTGAAAACGCGAAAATCAAAGAAGCGGTTAAACATCCAAAGCATTACCAAGGAATTAACGGGTTAGAAGTGTTCACCGTGATGGAGAATTTCATTCCAAAATACGAAAACTCGTTTGATGGATATATAGCAGGTAACGTTTTGAAGTACGTGCTTAGAGCACCAAGCAAAGGGAAAATGCTCGAGGATCTAAAGAAAGCAAAGGAACATTTGGACTTATTAATTGAAAGGTTAGAGGATTAATCATGAAAACAAATCAATGTGTGGTTAGAAGAGAGCAAAAATCATTGGAGAGAGGCAAATGAGGAAGAAAAACACGCAAACTCACTTAGCTATCAAGCGAACAACAAAAATCAGAATTAGGATCGGTTATTGGTTTAGATATTTACTCGGTATCAAATCGCCATCGAGAGAGTTCGAAAAAGCGTTGGTGGGAGATAGCTATTCGGAAAAAGAATTCAGAAAAATGTATATAAGAGGTGCGGAACAGTTAGCGCTTGAAAAATTAAGAAAAGCAATGGAGGAAACAACGTGGAAAAAAGTTTGAGAGCATTGGTTATTGGCTTTTGTGTTAGCTTACTACTAGCAATATTCAAGTTTCTAGGCGCTACATTTACATGGCAGTATGTATTATTGCCGTTTTTGATACCGTTATCGGTTTTCTTGGTGTTGGTCATTAGCATCGTTGTTATAGACGGTATAGACGAGATTAAGAGTGAAATGGAGAATAAAAGAAGATGAACGATAAAGAATTCGAAAAGTACATTAAAAATATTGAGGAGGACCAATCATGAAAGCAAAATTAGAGTTTGATAAATTAAAAGACGATGTTCATTACTTGATTGTGGCTCATTGTAAATACAAGGATATGTTGATGTATGACAGAGCGTTAAAACAGTTCCAAGAAGATATCAATTATGGGCAGTTACAAGAAATGAGTTACGATGAACGCTTTGCGTTTTTGGTTGGATTTAAATCAGCACTCAAGACAGTAGAAGGAGAACAAAAATGAAAGATAAAAAAACGTCGGACGAGTTAGTGAAAACGGCAAATTATTTTCGTAATTTCATGACTAAATTAGCTGCTGAAACAGCAAATGTATTCGCTGGTGAAATATCAAAAGCGTTATCTGATATTAAAGTACCTAAGGAAGAGGATACGTGGGAAATGAAATGCCCGTATAAAGATGGAGATAGATTTTATATTGTTAATCCTAAAGGTTCAGTTAAATATGTTTTTTGGAATAATTGTGATTCTAATAAAAAAACATTTAACCAAGGTAACATCTTCCCCACTAAAAAAGCAGCCAAACTAGAATCAAGACGCAGAAATCTACTGACACGATTCAGATCGTTCAGAGATGAGTGCAATGGGGATTGGAAGTCGGATTATAAGGATGTTACACAAAAAAAGTACTATGTATCCTATTCAGAAATAAAAAATAGTCTTTATGTTAGTTATATAGTTCTTGGTAATCATTTACATACTTTCGGTTACTTCAAAAATGAAGAAGATGCCGAACGTGCTATCGAATTGTTTGGGGACGAAATCGAAGAATTGTTTGTGGAAGGTGAGTAGATGGAAGAAATAAGAGAACTACTAAAATATATATTTGGAGCAGTGTTAAGTTTAAGCATATTCTTAGTAATTATTAAATTATTTGGAGTTCCAATCACTTGGGTTGCAGCCATGCTGCCATTACTGACATACGTAGCAATTATGTCAATTCTATCATTAATTGGTTCAATCGCAGGGATTGTGATGTCAATCCAGGAGAACATGAGAGGATAAAAAATTATTTATAGATGAGGAGAAAAAACTATGGAACTAACTTTATATTTAGAAAATGGGGAAGAACTGGTATTTGAAAATGTGACTGATTTTGAATCAGTATCATATGTGAATTGCCTTATAAAATTCAATTATATAAGTGTGCAGGACGGTAAGAAGAAAAAGGCGTTTTTTAATATCAGCAGTTTTGTAGGCTTATCGGTCAATAAGGAGGACTTCGATGTTAACAGTTTATTCTAAACCAAATTGCATCCAATGTGAGATGACTAAAATTTGGCTAGATCAAAATAAAATTCCATACGATACAGTGGATGTGATTGAAAATCCGGAAGCATTAGAAGAAATTAAATCGCTTGGATTCCAAAGCATGCCAGTTGTTACATTAGATAAAAATTTTGATAATGCCTGGGTAGGTTACAACTTAGATAGATTACTAGAATTAAAGGAGCTTGGATAATGGAAAGAATGAGTCCAGAAGAACGAATGGTATTAAGACTAATTCCAATAAGCGATACTCGACGGATTAACCGAGTGGACATTTCAAGTATTACTAAGCTATCGGAACGTAGAGTTAAGAAAGTAATTGATACGTTAGTTAATCGATACGGAATTGTGATCATCGGAGAACGAAACGGCAGAACTGGTTATTATATCCCAGAAACAGACGAGGCTCGTAAGGACGGAATTAAACCTATGAGGTCTCAAGCGATTAAAGAATTCAAACGAGTAAGTAGAATTCTTAAAGGCGATTTGAAAGAACACGAGAAATATTTGGAGGTAAGTAAATGATTAATAACGTTGTGTTAGTAGGCAGATTGACAAAAAGACCGGAACTAAAATATACGACAAACGGCACTAAGTACACACAGTTCAGTGTAGCAGTGCAAAAGAAATTCAAAAACCAAAACGGTGAATACGAATCAGATTTCATTAATTGTTTAATGTGGTCTACTGCTGCAGAAAACTTTATCAAGTTCACAAACAAAGGTTCATTAGTTGGAATCGAAGGACGAATCCAAACACGAAGCTATGAGAAAGACGGCGTCAAAAAATACATCACAGAAGTAGTTGCTGAGAACTTCTCATTACTAGAATCAAAGAAAGTAACAGAATCTAGAAACAATCAACCTATATTCAATAGCAATGAAGCTGAACCAATCGAATTCAGCGAGGATGACTTGCCGTTCTAAGGGAGGAGTTAGATGAAGCTAGATACTAAGGCCACGATTAAAGGAGTAGCAGAAGTCTTAGAACATTACAAGACTCTCAAGAAGATTGCAGGAGAGAATTATGTAAGCAAGATTACAGCAGTGTTCTCATTCGAGCCTAGAAGTTACACAGGAACTGTGCACAATCCTATCGAAGAACATATAGTTAGACAAGAAACAGCCAGAAGCTACATGGATAAGATAGAGCAAGCTATTAATAAGATACGTGATCCGTATTATCGACAGGTTCTGATTGAGAAGTATGTTAAGAGTAATGTGAGTGACATTGCTATATATATGGACTTAGGATATTCATCGACTGAATTCTACAGATTGTTGGATAAAGCAATGATAGAATTTGCGCATTATTATGATGGAGGCTCATTCTTAAAGTACGAGAAAGGAAAGAATATAGAAGATTTGTTTTCTTTCTTGGGAGAACTTTGAAAGTAATTTGAAAGTTTAACAATGTAGAAATAAGTTATAATGTTAATGTAGAAAAAGTAGGTAAATAAAGATGAAGTTGCGGAAACAGCTTTATCTAAGCCAGTCCTGAAAAAGGTGTATCCAAGTTAGCAGCATGGACGACTGTTAACAAGTGCCGTATTGGATGTAGAGTGGTTCGACTCCGCTCACGGCAATTCCCCAATAAACCAACAAAAACTGTCAAAGAGCGTGCTGATGAGTACGCTCTTTAGTTTTTAGAAAGGAAACAGTATGAACTTCGTAGAACCTATTCGCGATTCTGATGACATCCAGGCTATGAAAGATTATTTAAAAGAATGGAACGAACGTAATTACATGCTGTTCGTATTTGGAATTAATCTTGGATTAAGAATCAGTGACATTATCAAATTAAAAGCTAAGGATGTTCAAGGACAGTATGTGAACATCAGAGAGTTAAAGACAGGAAAGATTCTCAAAAGAAAGATGAACAGGTCTTTCCGTAAAGAAGTACAAGAGTACATCAAAGACATGAACCCACATGACTATTTATTTAAAAGCAGAAAGGGAAAGAATAAAGCAATCACTCGTGAAGCTGCTTATTACATTCTCAAAGCTGCAGCAGAAGATATTGGAATCGAGAATGTTGGAACACATACGATGCGCAAAACTTTTGGTTACCATCACTATAAAAACAATAAAGATGTAGCCATGTTGATGGTTCTATTCAACCATGCAAGTCCGGATATCACACTTCGATACATCGGAATCCAGCAAGACCAACAGGATAAATCAATGGACGATTTCTACTTGTAGAGCCGTCTAATTTAACATATTGAGAATTTGTAAATTCAAAAAAGAAAAGTTAAATAAACATTATTAAATCAATAGTTTCGAGCGTTGCTCGAATTTAACACAATATAAGATATGATAAATTCAAGAATACCCAGGTACCCTTGAATATTTAATACCCCCACCCCTTTAGAAATGGCGGTACGATAATAAAAACACCCCCCATGCAATTACACCCGGTAGGGTTAAAATGACCCTGCTGCATAAAATTTAAATAAAGGATGAATTGAAATGGTAAGACCAGATAGGATTGGACCACATCGAGTAGCGTTCGAAAAGAATAAGAAGAAGATATTCAAGACGCAGAATGTCTGTGGAATTTGTGGTAAGCCTGTAGACTTCAAGCTTAAGTATCCACATCCATTGTCACCAGTAATAGATCACATTGTTCCAATCAACAAAGGTGGACATCCAAGCGACATTGAGAATCTACAGCTCGCACACTGGACTTGCAACAGGCAAAAATCAGATAAATTATTTAATCAAGCGCGTGAAGTAAAACAAGTCCTCGGGAACCGAAATTTGCCACAAACAAGAGATTGGGCAAATTACAAACCTGAGTGATAGGCCTCTGAGTGATAGGGGGAGGGGAACCTACCCTTTGGCTTGGCCGAGCTCCCAGGCAGTATTGTACATATTTTTTCGCGCCAAAATTCAAAAAAGGAGAATAAACATGGAATTGAAAGGTAAAGCATATCTCCGTAGGAAGTTAGACGGATATCGCACTGGAGTTCAAACGCGATATAAGTACTATTCTATGGAAAAATTTGATAATACAGACGGAATTACTATTCCTGCTCAAATTAGGGATAAATATAAGGCTGTACTAGGATGGGCAACAAAAGCTGTAGACAGCTTAGCTGACAGATTGATTTTCAGGGAATTTGCGAACGATAATTTTAACATCAACGACATCTTCCAGTATAACAATCCAGATATCTTCTTCGATTCAGCGATTTTATCTGCATTAATTGGTTCATGTTGCTTTATATACGTTTCTAAGGACGAAGAGGGAATGCCTAGATTACAAGTGATTGAGGCAAGTAATGCAACAGGTATTATAGATCCAATTACTAATTTATTAACGGAAGGATACGCTGTACTCAAACGAGATGATTATGATAAACCGTTGCTAGAAGCATATTTCACTCCAAACGAGACGATATTTTATCCAAAAGGAGAAGAGCCGTACTCAATCGAAAATCCAACAGGAATTCCATTATTAGTGCCTATTATCCATAGACCTGATGCAAGTAGACCGTTTGGACGCTCGCGCATTACTAAATCTGGAATTTCTTATCAAAAAACAGCTCAGAGAACAATTGAGCGTTCAGAGATTACTGCTGAATTTTACTCATTCCCTCAAAAATATGCTCTAGGGGTTAGCCAAGACGCAGAATCGGTGGAAAGCATAAAAGCAACTATTTCAAGCTTTATTATGTTCACAAAGGATGATGATGGTGATAAACCGTCTGTTGGGCAGTTTACTACTGCAAGTATGACTCCGTTCGTTGAGCAATTAAAAATGGCTGCTTCTGGATTTGCAGGAGAAACGGGATTAACTATTGATGACTTAGGGTTTTCTTCTGATAATCCATCTAGTGTTGAGGCCATTAAAGCAAGTCATGAGAACTTAAGGCTAGCTGGGAAGGCTGCACATCGCTCTATTGGGTCTGGTTTGCTAAATGTAGCTTATGTAGCGGTTTGCTTGCGTGATGATTTCAGATATATGCGTAAGGAATTTATGAAAGCGGAAGTTAAATGGGAACCATTATTTGAAGCAGACGCATCCACATTAACTATGCTTGGTGACGGCGCAATTAAAGTAAATCAGGTACTACCAGGATATATCACAGCAGAAACAATTCGCGATTTGACTGGTATCAAAGGAAATATGGAAGCAAAACCAGTTCAAGACACACAAGAGCAAAAAGTGAAAGTTACTGATGACGCTTCTGACAAGCAAAAAAATAGGATTATTTCGACTTACGAAATAACTTCACTATTAAGCAATTACCAGAAAGGTGTGCTTTCAAAAGAAAACGGAATAGCATTGCTCGCTTCAACAGGAATGAGTGAAAAAGAAGCTGAATTCATGTTGAACAATACTAAGGTTGAAGGTAAAGACAATGAATAATTATGATATTTCGTATGAATACGACATTGTACCTGAACTTCTTGAGAAAATTAAAGCAGATTTCTTTAGCAAGGCTGAAAAGAGTGCAGAATTAGAGAGGTTACTACTTCTAGCGCGAAGTGGTAAAGCTAACTTTATAGACGCTCATGAATTTTCAACTAAATTAGGGCAGATTCTTTCTGAGGCACTTCAAATTAATATTAGTGGTTCGATTCTTCCTGATGGAAAGATGCATTTTAACATTGCTAGTCGCATTTTGAATGAAACTCTAGGCACTAACCACAAGATGGTAAGTTCATACACAAAGCAGGTTCAAGAGATTTTAAATAAGGAGGCTGGGATTGGATTAAAATCCATCCAGGCACCTATAAATCAAGAAAGAATTAATGGACTAGTAAATCGATTGTCATACGAGGAAAAGTTCGAAGATGTATCATGGATTCTTAAAGAGCCTATCGTTAACTTCAACCAAAATATCGTGGATAATCATATCAAAGTAAATGCAGACTTCCATTTTAAATCTGGATTAAAACCAAAGATTGTTCGAACAACTGACGGTAATTGTTGCGCTTGGTGTAGTAAATTAGCTGGTGTTTACACGTATCCGGGTGTTAACAAAGATGTATTCAGACGGCATGATAGATGTACTTGCACATTAGACTATCATCCAGGTAACGGTAAAAAGCAAAATGTGTGGAGTAAAAAGTGGAGTGAGGAAGATGTAGCGGTTCAGTCTAGCAAAAGGATTGACGAATATAAGTTACAACAAATCAAAGATGCTTTGAGTAAAATTGATTTAAATAAAGCAACTCCGAATGATATAATTGAAATAGGAAAACAAGTTTCAAACCATTTCGATATCGTTAATCATATCGGCAATAAAGATGAACTGAAATCGATTTTTTCAAATTTTAGAGAAATGGGCGGTTCAGTTTCTAACGACTCTTGGGCGAAAGGTTCTTCAAAAGTCGTTAAAGATGGGTTAGAGGAAGCTTTTTCATATTATCCAAAAGAATGGTCGAAAATTCCCGAAAAGCATAATAAAAAAATATTAGCAAGAAAAACCGAACGAGGCTTTTTTCATCCAAGCGCGCTTAATTCAAAAGGAAATGCGTATGACAAAAAATATCCTGATTATAAAGATGGATATTTAACCCTAGCCACAGACGGAATAAGAAAAACTGTTCCATATCATGAAATTGGACATTTGATTGAATGGTCAAACCCTAATGTATTACGAATTGAAAAAGAATGGGTTGATAGCCGTACTGTTGGAGAAAATCCTATCAGTTTAAAAAAGATTTTCCCAAATATTAAGTATAGAGTAACAGAAGTAACAAAAAAAGATAATTTTATTTCTCCTTATATCGGAAAGGAATATCCCGACTTCACGGAAGTATTAAGCATGGGATTGCAAGGATTATTTGAACCTTCGGAAAAGTTTCTTCAGTCAATCGATTTTGCAACAAATGAGAGGGTATTAAAAACAATAAAAGATGATTTAGATTTTTTACATTTGACAGTAGGCTTGATATTGAAAGGATAGAAATATGTATAACAATGTGTATGATCGTTTAAAATATTTTTCAGAGGAACTTGTGAAACGCTATGAAAAACAATTCAACGTTTCTTTAGAAGATGCTATTTTTTTTAATCCTGTTAACATAGACCAATACCCAGAAGAAATAGAAGAAGCTATTGAACGACTAGAAAATTCTTTAAAAACAGGAATTCCATTAAATGAAGATGATATCCAACGTTATAGTCCGGATGTTATTTATTAAAACTGATAACTCTTTGTTTTTAGAAAGAGTTGAAGAGATTTTAAACAAAGGAATGAGTGAATGGCTAGAAAGAAATATGGTAATCAGCTTCCTACACAATCAGTCATCCTGCCTTACGTTAAGAAAAGGTCTCTCAGTAAGGAAGCTATAGAAATTTATGAGAAAACAGGATTAAGCAGCTATATCTGGCAAAAGAAATTACTAGAGGCTATGATGGCTGTTGATAAAAAAGGACTATGGGTCCATCAGAAGTTCGGATATTCCATTCCACGACGGAACGGAAAATCCGAACTTCTTTATATGCTTGAACTTTGGGGGTTACACCAAGGTTTGAATATATTACACACAGCTCATCGAATTAGTACCTCACACTCTTCATTCGAGAAGGTTAAGCGGTATTTAGAGAAGATGGGATATGTGGACGGAGAAGATTTCACATCAATCCGCGCTAAAGGACAAGAACGAATCGCTCTAACTAATACAGAAGGAGTGCTGCAGTTCAGGACTCGTACATCGAACGGTGGACTTGGTGAAGGATTTGACATCATGATCATAGACGAAGCTCAAGAATACACGACAGAGCAGGAGTCAGCGTTGAAATATACGGTTACTGACAGTGATAATCCAATTACTGTTATGTGCGGAACTCCTCCAACTCCAGTTTCAAGCGGAACGGTATTCAGCAAATTCCGTGAAACATGTCTATTTGGCCGTGGTAAGTATTCCGGATGGGCAGAATGGTCTGTGTCTACTGAGAAAGAGATATCAGACATTGAAGCCTGGTACAATTCTAACCCTTCAATGGGTTATCACTTAGACGAACGTAAGATTGAAGCCGAATTAGGTGACGATAAACTAGACCATAACATCCAGCGTCTTGGGTTTTGGCCTACATACAATCAAAAATCAGCAATATCTGAAGCTGAGTGGGACGCTCTTAGACTTGATGAAGTACCTAAGTTTAAAGGCCCTATGTTCGTTGGAATCAAATATGGGCAAGATGGCACTAACGTAGCCTTGAGTATTGCTATTAGGACAGATTTTGATGATATCTTCGTTGAAACTGTCGATTGTCAATCTGTTCGAAATGGTAATGGATGGATAGTTGACTTCTTAAGGAAAGCTAAACCGTCTCAAATCGCTATAGATGGTGCTAGCGGACAGAAAGTTCTTGATGATGAATTGAGAGAGTTCCGAATAAGGAATGTAGTGCTGCCTACTGTTAAAGAAATCATCGTAGCAAACGCTATGTTTGAGCAAGGCGTGTATCAGAAGACCATTTGTCACTCAGGGCAACCATCACTATCTAAGGTTGTAACTAACTGTGACAAACGGAATATTGGTTCAAATGGTGGATTTGGATATCGTTCACACTTCGATGATGTAGATATCAGTCTTATGGATAGCGCATTGTTAGCGCATTGGCTTTGTGCAACATCTAAGCCAAAGAAAAAACAAAAAATCAGTTATTAAACTAAAGGTCACTGCTTATGTAGTGGCTTTTTTTAATAAAAAAATTACTGTACGCGCAGGTTAACGCGGAGAAAGGAGGCAGTAACATGCCTGAATTTAAAACGATTGAAACACAAGAAGAACTAGACCGAATCATTGGTGAACGACTCGCTCGTCAGAAAGAGAAGTATGCCGGATTAGAGAAACTAGAATCTCGTGTGAAGGAATTGGAAACAACGAACGCTGAGTTACTAGCAACAATCGACAGCAACAGCAAACTACTAGCTGAGAAAGACGAATTTATTAGCGCTAAAGAGTCTGAACTAGCAGAACTTAACCAAGTTGTTGAGAAATTCAAAGGAACACAGCTTCGTACTCAAATTGCATTGCGCAACGGTCTTCCGTATGAGTTGGTAGACAGATTACAAGGTAGCGACGAAGAGAGCTTGCAAGCCGATGCGGAACGTTTATCTGCATTTATCAAACCAAAACCAGTCGCTCCATTGAAAGATGTTGAACCAGTCGTAGGTGATGACAGAACGACAGCAATGCGACAAATGTTACAACAATTAAATCAATAGAAAAGAGGAAAAATATATGACAACATTACAAGCAGGAACATTATTTAAACCAGAATTGGTTAAAGAATTAATTTCAAAAGTACAAGGAACATCAGTATTAGCTCAGTTATCAAAACAAACACCAATCCCATTTAACGGAACAGAACAATTTATCTTCAATTTAGAAGGAGCTGCTCAAATTGTTGGAGAAGGTAAAAAGAAAGAAGCAGGAGAAGCTAAAATTGAATCTGTAATCATCAAACCTTTAAAATTCGTTTACCAAGCGCGTATTTCAGACGAATTCTTACGTGCTTCTGAAGAAAAACAAATTGAATATATGTCATTGTTTACCGATGGTTTTTCTAAAAAAATCGCTCAAGCGTTCGACATTGCAGCTTTGCATGGAGTAGAGCCAAAAACATTAACGGATGCAACTTTTAAAGATACTAACTCATTTGATGGTTTAGTGACAACTAATGTCGTAACTTATGCAGAAGCTAAAATTGATGAAAATATTGAAGATGCCATTCAGACGGTTATTGCGACTGATAATGATGTGACAGGTATTGCTATGTCACCAGTTTCAGCTCGAGCAATGTCTAAACTTAAAGACAAAAACGATATTTCAAGATACCCTCAATTCAGTTTTGGCGGAAAACCAACAGAATTCGCTGACCATACATTGCAAATTAACAAAAACTTGGCAAAACAAGGCGGTACTTTAGAAAAAGACCATGTAATTGTAGGAGATTTTGAAAATCGCTTCAAATGGGGATACGCTGAAAACATGCCTTTAGAAATCATCAAATATGGTGACCCAGACGGAACTGGTCGTGACTTAAAAGCTTATAACGAAATCTGCTTACGTGCAGAAGCTTTTATCGGCTGGGGAATTTTAGATGCAACAGCATTCGCTCGAGTTAAAGAAGCGTAGGAGGTAATTTATGCCAACTTATCGAAATGTAAACAATGGAGTAGAAATTTCAGTAGAAAGTGAACTTTCTGGAGATTGGGAACTCGTCGAAGAAAAGAAAACTAAAGCTAAACCGAAGAAAGAAGCAAAGGATGATGAATAATGGACTCATTTGCGACTTTAGACGATTTACAGCGACTATGGAAACGACTGAAACCGTCTGAGATTGATAGAGCGAATGCACTTCTTGCCACTGTATCTGACATGCTGAGGGAAGAGGCTCGTCGCTATGGAAAAGATTTAGATAACATGGTTGTAGAGCGTTCTAGTTATGAGAACGTGGTTAAGTCTGTAGTAGTTGATATTGTAGCTCGTACATTAATGACTTCTACAGAACAAGAGCCGATGACTCAATTCAGCCAAAGCGCTCTAGGTTACTCAGTTAGTGGCTCGTATCTCGTTCCAGGTGGTGGTATCTTCATCAAGAATGCAGAATTGAAACGTTTAGGCTTCACTAAGCAACGGATTGGAGTGATAGAGTTCTATGATTAAAGGAATTACTGTCACATTAGTAGATCGTGTTAAAAATGGTGAGGATGAAATGGGTGCTGCAACATACGATGATGTAGAAATCCAAGTAGAGAATGTCCTAGTATCTCCTACTGAGGCTACGGATGTTATTAACCAGGTTCAACTTTATGGGAAAAAAGCAGTGTACACGCTCGGTATTCCTAAAGGTGACACACACAACTGGGAAGATAGGGAAGTTAAATTCTTTGGGAAAACATTTCGAACATTCGGGCCAGTTGTTGAAGGAATTGAATCCATGGTACCAACTGCCTGGCACAAGAAAGTGACGGTGGAACGATATGAGTAGCTCGTTTAAATTCAAGCTAAACACTAAAGGTGTTGGAGCTTTCTTAAAGTCGGAGCCTGTAAAAAATATGATTAGCGAACGTGCAAACGAGATTGCTAGTCGAGCAGGGACTGGATATGAGGCAGATACTCAAATCGGTCAAAAACGTGCCACAGGACGAGTTAAAGCTGCTACAGCTAAAGCTAAAAAGGATAATAAGAAAAACAATACATTATTGAAGGCGGTGAGAGGTTGATAGAGATTGAAATTAGAAAATTCATGACAAGCAAGTTGGAATGCCCAGTTGTATTCGAACTTTCACCTAAGATGCCAGATAAATTTGTATTAATTCAAAAAACAGGTGGCTCTAAGCGCAATAAATTATTAGCCTCTACATTTGCTTTTCAATCTTACGGAAAGTCGATGTATGAGGCTTCTTTGTTGAACGAAATTGTAAAAGAAGTAGTTGAACAGTTAGTCGAATTAAACGACGTATCTGATGTTAGTTTAAACAGCGATTACAACTATACAGATACAGAATCAAAAAAATATAGATATCAAGCAGTGTTTGATATCAGACATTATTAGAAATGAGGGAAAAATATGGCAGATAAAAACAACGCGAGTAACGTAACCGCAGCTAAGCCTAAGATTGGTGGAGCTATTTACATGGCACCAAAAGGTACAGATTTACCTACTGACGCAGAAACAGCGTTAGATGCTGCATTCCAAAACTTAGGTTTCGTATCTGAAGACGGTTTAGAAAATGCTAACAGTGCATCGTCTGAGAACACTAAGGAATGGGGCGGTTCAATCGTAAATACAACGTTGAAAGAAAAAGAGGACAAATTTAAGTTCACTTTGATTGAAGCATTAAACTTACACGTATTGAAATTAATTTACGGTGAAAAGAACGTAACCGGAACTTTAGAAACAGGAATCACTGTTAAAGCTAAAGCTGAAGATTACGAAGAAAAATCATTTGTAGTGGACATGGTTCTAAAATCAGGAATTATTAAACGCATGGTACTTCCACTTGCTAAAGTATCAGAAGTAGGGGACGTTAAGTATGCTAGTGGAGAAAACATCGGTTATGAAACTACTTTATCAGCGTTCCCAGATGGCGACGGAGCCACTCATTACGAATACATTAAGAAAGTAGGTTAATTATGATTAAAGGGAAAACATCTTCCGGATTTAAATTCCAAATCAATGAAAGCACAATTAACGATGACTATGAGCTATTAGAACTACTTGTAGAATTAGAAGAAAATCCTCTTCTAATTTCTAAGGTCGTTCGAAAAGTTCTAGGCCCTGCTGCAGCGGCTGCATTAAAAGATCATGTACGAGATGAAAATGGATGTGTATCCATTCAGAAAATGAATGATGAAATTACTGAGATTTTCACACAGGCTAAAGCCTTAAAAAAATAATGGCCCTTGCAAGAATGATTGTGACTGATGAAGATGCTTTAATTTGCGATTTAGCAGAAACTTATCATATCTATGACTATCGACGGCTACCAGTTTTAACGGTGGCCGTTTTTTCTTTAGGTTTAAGACCAAACTCAAGAATTAAGATGATCATGTCTGGAAATAGAATCACGTTAGAAGAGTCGTTACTAGCTTGTGCCGTGGATAGATTAAGCATACTAGCATGGCAGAAGACGAAAGATGGTTCAAAAGGCACTAATATGCCTCAATCGATTTTAGAAAAATTACTAGGTATAGATGAGCGCAAATCAGAGTCAGATACTCAGACATTTAGTTCGGGCGAGGAGTTCTTAAGAGAAAGAAATAGATTATTAGGGAAGGAGGAAACTTAATGGCAACAGAATTAGGTACTGCTTATGTTCAGATAATTCCATCGGCTGACGGAATCAAAGGAATGATTGAGAAGGCTATGGGAACAGAAGTAGTCGGAGCCGGAGACAAAGCTGGTCAAGGTTTTATGAAAAGCTTTGCTGGGACAGTCACTAAAATGATTGCTGCGATTGGTATTGGGAAAGTTCTTAAGGATACCTTATCTTCTTCATTAAACGAGGGTGCAGCACTTCAACAGTCTCTTGGTGGGATTGAGACGCTATTCAAAGGCAGTGCCGATATCGTTAAGGGATACGCTAAGGAAGCGTATAAAACATCCGGTTTGTCTGCTAACGCATATATGGAATCCGTAACAGGATTTAGCGCGAGTTTGTTGCAGTCGCTTGGTGGTGATACTGGGAAGGCTGCAGAGATAGCAAACATGGCAATGATTGATATGTCAGATAATGCTAACAAGATGGGTACATCGATGGAAAGCATTCAATTTGCATATCAAGGATTCGCTAAGCAGAACTACACCATGTTGGACAATTTAAAGCTCGGATATGGTGGTACTAAAGAAGAAATGCAACGTCTTCTTACTGACGCTCAAAAGCTCACAGGAGTTAAATACGATATAAACAATTTATCTGATGTCTATCAAGCAATCCACGCGATTCAAGAAAACTTAGACATTACCGGAACAACCGCAAAAGAAGCATCTTCTACATTCACCGGTTCATTTGCATCCATGAAGGCTGCAGCACAAAACGTGCTTGGAAATATGGCCCTTGGAGAGGATTTAACACCATCGTTAGAGGCCTTAAAAGAAACCGTTAAAACGTTTGTTTTTGGAAACTTCATTCCACTGCTAAAAAATGCGGTTAAAGCCATTCCAGAAGTGCTAGGATTCGCCATCAAAGAAGGATTAACAGCTATCTTCGGTGAATCTACTACACAAACGATTATCAATAACCTTTCTACAGCATTCCAAAACATTAAGAGTGCAGTAGGTGGTATTGGTGACTTGTTTGGAGGATTTATAGACAAAATAAAAGGCATTCTTGGAATTAGTGGCGATGTTGGAGAGTTAGGAACAGCATTCGAAGGCATTACTGGTGCTATTAGCACAGTAACTGACTGGATTAAGCAGTTTGTAGATTGGATTAACCAAACTCCTGCAGCAGTCGATTCTGTAACGGCAGTACTAGCTGGTGTCGTAGGAGGATTCACCGCACTATTGATAGTAAATACTGTTCGAAGTGCAATTGAAAAATTTACGACAGCGTTAAAAGTAGCACGAGCCGCATGGTGGTTATTTAATGCGGTTGTGGCAGCTAATCCATTTACAGCCTTAATTGTAGGGGTTGCTGCTGTAGTAGCTGCATTAACCTGGTTCTTTACTCAGACAGAGACAGGGAAAGCTATTTGGCAAGGTTTTACAGAATTCCTATCTAGTGCATGGACTTCTATTTCAAGTTTCTTGATTGATACTTGGAATAACATTGCCCAAACAGCAACTGCTATTTGGGAAGGTATTGTAAGCGTGGCAACAGCCATTTGGAGTGCAATCACTGGCGCAATTATGGCAGTGGTTCAACCGTTTATTGATGCATTCATGGGGCTATGGAACGGAATGAGTTCAGGAATCTCTCAAGTATTTGATGGATACGTTACATACTTCACTGGAATATGGGAAGTTATCAAATCAGTATTCCTTGGAGCAATCTTAATTATCATTGATTTAGTGACACTTAATTTCGGTCAATTAGGAACGGATTTAGGTGCTATTTGGGATGGAATCTCGAACGGTATATCAATGGTGTGGGACGGAATTACTTCAATCTTTTCAGGAGCAGTAAGCGCAATTGTTGGAGGTGTTCAAGCCGCATTTAATGGAATGGCTGAATTCTTAAGTGGACTATGGGACGCTATTTCTGGTGCAGCTATTGCAGGTTGGAATGGATTAGTTTCTGGAGTTCAAGGAATCATCGACGGATTAGTTTCTGGAGCGCAAGCCGCTTGGGACGCTATGTCTAATGCTGTTGATAGCTTAGTTTCTGGAATTACTGGATTCTTTGATAAATTATGGAACATCGACTTAGCAGGAGCTGGACGAGCTATTATGGACGGTTTCCTTGGTGGTTTGAAAGCTGCATGGAGCGCGGTTACAGATTTTATTGGCGGTGTTGCTAACTGGATTCGAGAACATAAAGGTCCAATCGAGTACGATAGAAAGTTATTAATTCCTGCAGGTAATGCTATCATGGAAGGGTTAGATCAAGGATTACAAGAGCAATTTAAGGATGTCAAACGAACGGTCGGAGGAATGGGTGATGAAATTTCAGATGTATTTTCAGAAGGCAACCTTGATTTGAATTCCTCTGTATCCCTTACTAAAACCTTTGAGGCACAATTGGCTATGCCGTCAACCCAATTTGAGGCCCATGAGAGTAAAACCGTGTCTGAGATAGCGAATCTGAGAGCGAGTATGGAGAGAATCCTTACTGCTATCCTTGAAAAGCCGTCAGATACTTATCTGGACGCTGATAAAATTTCAATGAGCGTCTACCAGCGCCAAGGTGCAATTTATGCTAGGGAGGGAATTTAATGGAATACATGATTATCAATGGTTTCAACACTTCAACCATTCCTAACTGTGTGGTGACTGATTTTGGCGAGGTGGAGGCTGCTAAACCTAAAGTTTCAGAAACAGCTACCCTTTTTGGGGTCAACGGGGATTACCGCGTCTTGGACGGTGCTTATGAAAGTTACGAGAGGACTTTTGTATTTTACCTTCCAAGGAAGGTAGACCCGTCTAAAATAGTTGAGAGATTTCAACCAAATGATAATACGCTAGAGTTTAGCTACCAACTAGGCTCTTTGTTTTATGCTGATTTTGTCAGTGCAAAATACATGCCACAAGGTATGCATGTATGGAAATTAGAAATTAAGTTGAGTATGCAACCTTTCCGCTATCAGAAAGATGTTGCCCCTTTGGTCTTCACTGCAAGTGGCAACATCAACAATCCAGGCTCTGTCTATAGTGAGCCTGTGATTGAAATTGAGGGAGATGGAGATATTTCTTTGACTATCGGACGGACAACCATGCACTTGACCATTAGACAAAAAGTGACCATTGATTGTAGGCATAAGAAGCAGAATATCTACAATGCAGAAGGCGCGGTTCAAAACACTCTACGTAAGCGTGGAGGCTTCTTTGAATTGGCAGTTGGTAATAACGGTCTGGTCTTTACTGGTGCAGTTCGTAAGGTCACAGTTCGCCCGAATTGGAGGTATATCTTATGATTTATCTTACAGACGGCAATACGCCTTTAAACGAGGCTTACAATGACGAAATCGTCCAAGAACGGAACAATACTTATCAATTAACGTTTCGATTTCCTACATCAGACCCCAAGTGGGAATTGCTAAAAGAGGAAACTTTTTTGACTGCAGATGACCTACATGGTGAGCAAGATTTTTATATTTTTGAGGTTGAGAAGAAGCATGGCTATATTCAGGTCTATGCTAATCAAGTATTCACTCTCTTGAATAACTATGTGGTCAATTCTATCTCTTTGGATAGAGTGACTGGTTCGACTGCTTTAAGTCGATTTGCTGGAAGCATTACTCGTGACAATCCATTCTCATTTTTCTCTGACATTGAAGATAGACACACCTTCAACACTGATACTAAGAACGCTATGGAAGCATTGACCAAGGATAAACATTCTATTCTTGGTCAGTGGGGTGGTGATTTAGTCAGACATGGGTATCAAGTACGATTACTAAAAAATGGCGGTTCGGAAAACGAATCGCTTTTTATGTACAAAAAGAACCTGTCTAGCTACCAACATAAGACCTCAACCAAGTCTTTAAAAACTCGGATAACCTTTAAAACAACTGTTAAAGGTGAGGGAGAAAAGGCGCCTGACGTTGATTATGTGGTAGTGATTGATAGCCCATTACTTGGAAAATACAGCCAAATCTATGAAGCAGTTGTTGAAGTCAATGATCAGAACGTCAAAGACAGAGATAGCTTGATTGAATACGGTAAGCAGTATTTTCGGGCAAGCATGTGTGACATGCTAGAAGATAACCTTGAAATATCGGTTGTCGGTCAGAGCGATGTTGCAGTTCGGATGTTCGATGTGGTCAGTATCTATCACGAAGAGTACGATTTTGATGTTCGTAAGAAAATTACGAAATATACTTACTCTCCAATGGCTAAACGTCTGAAATCAATTGGTTTTGGGACATTTCAGTCTAGTCTGGCGAATGCAATCAGTGGGATTGTAAACGATGCCGTTTTGAATGAAACTCGAAATTTGAATCAGATTTTTGATGAACGTTTGAAAAAAGAAATCGCAAATGTAGACCGTGCGTTTGACGCTGAGTTCGCCAAACGTGAAAAAGCTATCATAGATGCCATAGAGGAATACAAGGCCAAAGCCGAAGAGTTTGGAGCTAAAATCCATGATGAAATGGAAAAAGAGCGTCCTGAGTTCCTGAAGCGTATTCGTGAAGAACTCATGAGCGGTGCGGACTCAATAGCGGAACTCAGCAAGAAGCTAGAACAGGTCAGCGAGACAGCAAGAATCAATGCTGGCCTAATTGGTGGTGATGGAACCGCTAAGTATAACAAGAATCGCCTCAATGGTAGCGCTGCTAAGAAGATTGCATTAGGTACTGATTATGTCGAAGTTGGACATAACGGTGAAGGCTTTGAATTAGGTAAGCAGTACGTCATTAGCTGGTCAGCAACATGTACGACTTATGGAAAGACGGATGTGACTGTAATTGTGAACAAAACGCCATTCTATGGTGGACATGTTCATTTCTCACCTACTACTAATACGGTTATGCCAGAGATTGATAAAGACTTAACTCAGAAAGAGGAACAAGTATTAGCAGTATATAACGGCGCTTATCGTCTGACATTCACAGGAGACTGGTACCAAAACGTGACACAGTCAGTTATGATTGATAATCGAACCAATCGTATTGAGTTTGAACCAGTCTATAAGACGATTGCGGACGGTCAGAATTCAATATATGACGGAAGTTGGAACGAAAATCCAACATTTATTTTTGATGGAGGTAGAACATGACAGAGACAATACCAATTAGAGTACAGCATAAGCGCATGTCAGCGAGTGAATGGACAAATAGCTCGCTCGTCTTACTTGATGGCGAGTTAGGTGTTGAGAGCGACACAGGAAAAGTCAAAGTAGGAAACGGACATGACCTATACTCGAATTTGCTATATCTAACAGGGCCAAAAGGCGACCGAGGAGAGCGTGGAGAAACGGGACCAAAAGGTGCGGATGGAGTCATGCGATTCGAGGAGCTTACAAGTCAACAAAGAGAATCGTTAAAAGGCGCTCCTGGTCCAATGGGGCCAGCAGGACCTAGAGGGGCAGACGGTGCGCCAGGACAAAAAGGTGACACTGGTCCTCGTGGAGAACAAGGACCTATCGGTTTAACTGGTCCTAAAGGGGCAGACGGTGCAAGAGGTGAACAAGGACCAGCAGGGCCTACAGGGCCTAGAGGTGCAGACGGTGCTCCAGGCCAAAATATTATCAATCAGAATGGCGGACAGCCATTGAAGTATTGGGCAGGAACAAAATCTCAATATGACGAAATTCCTAACAAGGATAGTAACACTATCTACGACGTATACGAGTAGGAGGTAGTATGGCTAGAGAAGGAATTTATGTAGGAAACAAAGAAGTGACTCATCGTTATATTGGCGCAAAGCTTGTTTGGGTGAAAATAAGACTGTTATTTAGTGGTGACGTATCAATTAATTATGATAGTCATAATAAACAAATAACACTAAATAAGGATTTTTCACAAAACAAGATAAGAACTGTTGAGATAAACGGGAAAGAAATTTCGGTTTCTAAAATCGAAAACAAACAGGGGAAAACTTATGTAACTTTCACCGAGTCCCTTGAGGAATTCGAACGAAAAACAGGATTTAACCGATATAGAAGTTTCTACGGTTCAATCCCTATAAAAGTTTACGGAGGTTAATAAATGGACATCACTATTCAAAACGTCCGTGCGCCTGCTCTAGAGCATAACGGGCGATATTACAAGGTATTTCAACCACAGACACGCGATGAACTGTTAAAACTACATCACATGGGGTGCGCTGGAGACACGGTGTTGACGGATATTCAGCTGGAGCAAGGGGATTTTCCAACCAGTTTCGTTGAACCAACTATTACCCAACGTACCTTGTCAGGGCTTTTTAAGGATTTACGTTCTATTGAACTTGAGTTAAGAGACCAAAATAGTACGCTTTGGAGCAAAATCCAGAAAAGCAATCAAGGAGCGTTGACTCAATTCTTCGATACGAATGTTAAGAGTGCTATTGCTCAGACGGCTAACGAGATCAGACAGGAAGTGCGAGACGCTTCTAACAGCGCTAGGGTTCAAGTGACATCGGAAGGTGTGACTATTGGCTCTACTACTTTGACTGGCGAACAGTTAGCCTCCACCATTTCCACAAGCCCTAGAGGGGTAGACATCATCTCTCCAAAAATTAGAGTGAAGTCTAATATGCTCGTCGATGGTTCTGTAACTGCAAGTAAAATGGCTGCAGGGTCTGTTACTGCTAATGCTTTAGAAGCTGGTTCAGTTACTGCAGATAAAGTTAAATTTGATACTGCTTTCATTCAAAGGTTAGTTTCACAACAAGCGTTTGTCGATGAGTTATTTGCGAAAAACGCAACGATTACAAAGATACAGAATGTTGATTTCACGGGGAATAATATCAAAGGCGGGCGCATTACATCTTTAAATGGAGATACTCAGTTTGATTTACAAACAGGCTGGCTTGAGATGAACGGCCACGGCGTTGGTATCAAAAATCAATTCCCTAATAGGCCTTTACAATATTTAGTTTTCGGCTCTGGAAACATCAACGGCGTTGAAGGTTCATACACAGCTTTATTAAGTAATAGAAATAGGTTCGTAACTATGGACCATACATCAGCAGGCCTTCAAATCTGGAATGGACGAAGCGGAAGTAATGTTCAAAGTGCCGTGAATATGTATGGGCAAAAAATCACATTTAACATAAGTGCACAACCAGGTTTGAAAGAAGTGTCTATTGACACGAACACTCATACGCTTGCTGGCGTTGACGAAATTGTTATTCAAGGTGTTCGATTATCATATATCTTAAATGATATTTACGATAATTTCAGAAATCTAGGAGCAGTGGCTGGAAATTACAGTCGAGGCTATTATTCAAAATGGAAATAAGAGAGGCGAAACATGAACACGCAAGACAAAATTATTAACGACTTAGCAATTCAATTAGCGAATAAAACGATTGAGTGCGCTAATTATAAAGCTTTATACGAAGAAGCACAAGCGCAAATCCAACAATTACAAGAAGATAAAGAAAAGGAAGAATGATATATGACGTTTAAAATAATTAACAAATACTTACAAGAAAACAATCGTACATTCGTTGCGATTCGTCAAGAAGTGCCATATACGGCTTTTGACCGTGTTTTAATCGGTAATCGTGTGAACGAATCAGACGAGGAATTAATTAAGGCAGTCATTGGACAAGTGACTACTGAGTTCAATCCAGCCGATGGTGTGACTAAACTTCAAGAAGATTTTCATAAGCAAGCTGAAAGTTACGAAGAAAAACTTGCCGAGAAAGATGCGAAAATTGCAGAGGTCAAAGCGGTAGCAGATTGGGCAGTATTGGCTCGTGTAACGGATGTAGATAATCCGCTAGATCCAACTGTTTTCAAACGCGGTCTTGAATTGGTGGATCCTGCTAAAAACGGCAAAACTTACCAATCGCAAGAAATTTTCACAATTGAAGATGTGAATCATGTTGAAAAATTCCAAGAAGGCAAACGCGTTATGATTCAAGTTAACGAGCCGTTCACGTATCAAGGCGAAACGCTCGAACAACTTGCGTCACTTGAACAAAACGGAAAACTGGGCATCTGGAAATGGACTGAACCAAAACAAGAAAAACCATCAAATGAATTAGACACTCAGCCTGTTCAATAGTCAACTGTTTTAGAAAGGGAGGTGGGTTAATTGGATTTTCTAACATTAATCGATAAACTCACGCCCGTTTTAATCGTTATAATTCCGAGCTACTTTTCATTCAAGAGTACGAAGAATACAAAAGAAACTGAAAAACAAATCAACGTACTTTCAGACAAAATCGGAGGGCTTGAAAAATCAGTTGGTGAAATAAACGAAATCGGGCGAGAAAATCGTGATAATCTTTCTCTCATTGGAAAAGGTTTGCAACGATTACAGCGTTTTCGATTACAAGAAAACTTAAAAAAAGCAATTAGGCGCGGGTGGACAACTCAACATGAAATCGAAGAGCTTTCAAGGCTCTATGAAAGTTATGTTGAATTGGGCGGAAATGGCGCTATAAAAATATTGTTTGAGAAGTTTCTCAAACTAGAAATTTCGGAGGAAAAATAATGAACAAAATTAACTGGAAAGTACGAGTATTAAATAAAACATTTTGGCTAACGTTAGTGCCAGCTTTAGCACTGTTGCTACAAACGTTTTTAGCTGTATTTAACATTCGTTTAGAGTTAGGCGAAACAATCGATAAATTATTAGTGTTTATCAACGCATTGTTTGCAGTATTTGTAATTGTGGGTGTCGTTAATGATCCAACAACTGCCGGAGTAAGTGATAGCACTCGTGCAATGACTTACGAACGTCCAAATAATCAATAAAATTATTAGGCAGCTACATCGTGGCTGCCTTTTTCATTGGAGGAAATATGAAAAAAATCAAAAGGGATGTCAGTCTTACTACTAAGGTTCGAAATAATATGAATCGCATCCAGGACGAATTCTATTCTCACGATACTAATAGTGCAGTAATCGAATTAACAATGGACAGGACTGATTTAAAGAAAGTAATTGTGTTATTTCATTTTCAACGTTCCAATAGATTCCTGGAAGTAATCGGAAACGTAACAGGAAATGTAGTGGAAGTGCCGTTTGATACTAGCTTAATTACTGTTGATGAAACCGTAACTGGATATGTGTACATCGAAAAAGTAGTACAATCTGCTGATGTTTGCAAATTCTCATTTGGTGTGCGTGTATCTGAAATTGATAAACATAAAGAATTACCAGTAATCGAGAAGGATAGCAAACGAATTGTAGCAATCACTGAGATTGTAACTAAAGCGGAATTACAAGAAGCATTAAGCAATATTCATGTGGAAGGTGCAAGATATGACGATTCAGAAATTTTGAAACGTCTACAAACACTTGAAGCTACTCCAAAATTAGACACTAGCGTATTCGCAACCAAATCAGAACTTAAAAACATTTCGTTAACTCCTGGACCAAAAGGAGACAAAGGAGACCCAGGACCTCAAGGGGCTACTGGAGAAAGAGGACCTAGAGGAGAACAAGGTTTGCAAGGACTTCCTGGTGAAAATGGTCGTGATGGAGTCCCTGGACCAAAAGGAGACGCTGGACCTCGTGGAGAACGTGGGGAACAAGGACCAATCGGACAAACAGGACCCGCTGGACCTCAAGGGCCACAAGGTATCCAAGGTGAACGCGGACCAAAAGGTGAAAATGGCCGTGATGGTGTGGGCGTTCCGCAAAAATTGACCTTATCTGGAAACACGCTTATTTTGTCTGATGGTGGAGGAAGTGTTAATCTACCAACTTCTAGTCAAAATGGACCTGCTTCAACTACTTCATCTAGTGAGTTAACGGGCAATGGAATTCCTGAGGGTAAAATTGACGGCACACTAGGACAAACCTATGTGGATATGAACAAGACTAACGGTGCTGTGAAATGGATTAAACGTACACCTTCTGGCAAAATCGGTTGGGCTGTTCTATATGGTGATACTGGTTGGAAAACATTACCATCAGTTTCTAAATTGGGAAATGCTTACGTACAAATACGAAGAATTAACAACCAGGTGCAGTACCAATTCGGTGGTCTATCTTGGGGTTGGTTTGGTGTCGTACGCCGTGGAGGACCTGGATATCAAATCCAACCGTCCGACCGTGAACGAAATTGCTTTATTTTAGGTTTAGGTGGAGTTCCGTATGGTTATCGTTCAGTAGGTTCGTTAATTGGACCATTTTATAACGATAAAGGTACCCCGTATGGAACGTGGTATCTAGGTGGGACAGGAGACGGTAACATGTTACGTTTCCAATTCACTGACCCAGTACCAACTGATAGAGATATCGGAGACATCAGGGTTTCTAACATAACTTATATTACAGACGACCCTTGGCCAACAACATAAGGAGGAATATATAAATGGAAATTGATACAAGTAGATATAGAGAAGGATTGCCACAGATTGGATGGCCTAAATTCCATCAAGTACATGCACACTCAACAGGGAACCCAAACTCAACTGCTCAAAATGAAGCAGACTATCACATGCGCAGACCTGTAGACTCTGGATTTTTTACACACGTTGTAGGAAACGGCAGAGTAATGCAAGTTGGTCCTGTAAACAATGGAGCTTATGATGTCGGTGGAGGTTGGAATTTTGAAACCTACGCAGCCGTTGAATTAATCGAGAGCCACCAAACTAAAGAGGAATTCTTAAAAGATTACAGATTATACATTGAATTACTTCGAGCGCTTGCTGATGAAGGAGATATCCCAAAAACACTAGATTCTGACAGTATAGAAGGAATTAAGAGTCATGAATACTGTACGTATAATCAGCCTGCAAATTATAGTGATCATGTAGATCCATACCCTTATCTTGCAAAATGGGGGATTAGCCGTGAGCAATTCAAACATGACATTGAAAACGGATTGTCTGAATTAAAAGCTGGATGGCAAAAGAATTCTACTGGATGGTGGTTCAGAAACGTAGATGGCAGTTATCCTGAAAATAAATGGCAGAATATAGCTGGAAAATGGTACTGGTTTGATGGCAATGGTTATTGTTATATCAATCGTTGGCTAAAAGATAAAGATAAATGGTATTGGCTAGACAGTGATGGTGTAATGGCTACCGGATGGAAGAAAATTTCAGGCTCATGGTACTATTTCAAATCAGATGGAAGCATGGCTACTGGATGGGTGAAATATTACGATAAATGGTACTATTTAAACACAAATAATGGATTCATGGAATCTAACGCGTTTGTTAAAGGAAAAGACGGATGGTATTACATTAGTGACGATGGAACTATGTCTGATAAGCCAGACTTCACAGTTGAGCCAGACGGATTAATCACAGTAAAAAAAGAAAAAGAAACAACACAAGAAGAATCTAAATAGCAAAAAGCCTACTCGATTGAGTAGGCTTTTTTCTTTTTGACTATCCTTTTGACTTTCTACACGTCCAAAATAATACATAGTTTTCTATTTTTGTAAAAATAAAAATGTTGTTATATCAACGTTTTATGGACTTTTCATTTATAATATAACCAGGAAGTTTTTTTATCCTCCCAAATAAATATTTCTAATCCTTTTTTCCACGAAGCCTGTTATATCAACGGTTTCGTGGTTTTTTTATTTTCCGTTTTTAGTGATTGACTATCCTTTTGACCTTCTATAGACATAAGTTTATCAAATTTATCAATCGTGTTATCTTTTTTATTGTTTGTGACGTGGGTATATATATTCGCAGTTGTCTGTATATCTCCATGGCCTAATCTGTCCTGTATGTCTTTTAAGTCCGCTCCTGCTTCTGCTAATAACGACGCGTGAGTGTGTCTAAATCCATGAGGAGTGATTCTAGGAAAGTTGGTGCCTTCTAGTATCTGATTCAACCAGTACACGGCTGTATTGGACGAATAGAACGAGTTATTGCGGTTTTGAAATACATACGTTTCATTTCCGGATAATTCTTTCCATTCATTCAGCAATCGCTCTAAGCTTCCATTTATCCGTATTGTACGCATTCCGTTCTTTGTCTTGGTCTGTGATATATATTTATCTTCAAACGAGCGTGCTACCGTCTTGTTTACGCAAATAGAATGATTTTTAAAGTCGATATCATTCCAAGTGAGGGCAAATGCTTCTCCACACCTCAAACCAGTATAGCTGAGGAGATAAAAGAACGTATGTACTTCTTTATACGGCTCGATGTAATCAAGAAATTGGATTAAAGTGTCACGATCATAATATTTCAATTTATCGTCTTTAAAATCATCAGACTTTGGCAAGTCTACCAAGCTCATAGGATTCTTTTCAATAAGATTCAACTTCTGAGCATACTTAAATATCATTTGAGCGTATATCTTATAGGACTGAGTACTCTTAGGATAGTTCATATACCATCGATTCACTTGAGCCTGGCAATCTTGTATGGTAATTGTATCGATGTAGTAATCGCCAAACGCAGGCAGTATGTGTTTCTTGAAATAAGTCACAGTCGCTTGAAACGTGCTAGGTCTCACGCGTTTCTGATACGTTACAACCCATTCGTTGTATAGCTCTCTATACGTGAACTTTTGTTTAACTACTAATCCAGTATCCATCAACTCAACTTCTAGCCGTTGAAGAGCAGTAGTTGCAGCTAAGACAGATTCAAATCCACGTCTTGTAGTATACTGCTTCTTGCCTGTCTTAGGATTAGTGCCACAATAGATTTTAAATTGATAATAGACTTGCCCGTCTTTCTTCTTATAAGGCTTGATTCTATCATCGATTCTTTTCCTAGCCATATCTTTACCGTCCTTTCTTAATATGGTAAAATAGGGCATAACAAATAGCCCTAAATTAGGGTAAATTTTGAACTCACCACACTGTATCCGCCAAGATTCATAGTGTGGTGTTTTATTTTAATATAATAAGTGCTACTTCAACCCTAAAAGTTTAAAAATATCAAATGAAGTTTTACGATACACTTTGTTATATACCGCTTTTTTAGGATTTCTAAATAGCCCAATACCCTTTTTCCCATACCCTGGAATAACAGCTTTCTTAATCTGTCTCTTCCATTTTGAAGTTGTGCGAGCTTTAATCATCTTTTTCAAACTAGGCGTTCTTAAACCAAATTTCATTAACAGCACTCCCTTTTTAGATTAATACCTTACCGATAACTGAAACTTTATTTGCATCCACAACAATATCATCATATTTAGAATTTTCTGATTTTAAAATAATGTTTTCACCGTCTCTAAATAAGTATTTACATGTAACACCTTCATCTTCAACTCGAACTATAGCAATCTCTCCATCTTCAACAGTCGGTTGATATCTTAAATATACTTCAGAACCTTTCTTGATGAGAGGTTCCATTGAATCACCTGTAATCTGTACAAGCTCGTTAGCACCATTCGGAACGATTGAGGATGGTAATACGCCCATTTCTGCATCCACGTCATCAACGTATATCATAGAGCCTGCTGCAGATTGACGGCCAAAAACGATAGGAATTATATTATCTTCATGTATTTGCCCATTCTGCTCGTTTAATTGTTCTTCTGCATAATTGTAGACGTTGTTCTGCCGAGAAAGGGTTAGCTGTGCAGTGATATCTGTAATTTGATTGAGTAGTGTGTCTTCTTGACCATAATTATCAATAGTATCTGTAGGGAAGAAATCATCTAAAGTAACGTGGAATATATCACATAATTTAAAAAGTATATCTTGATTAACTTTTCTAGTACCTTTTTCATAACGACCTATAGTTTGCTTAGTTGTGTTTAATCTGTCCGCTAAATCTTGCTGAGTCATATTATTATCTTTTCTATATTCTTTTATTTTAGCACCTATATAATGTTTTAATTCCATAGATACACACCTCGTTTCTGATTAAATAATAACATAAAGTAACCAAAATAGAAACTTTTTTATTTTTTTGGTAAGAAAACTATTGACAAGTAACCAAAATGGTTATATAATAAGTTTGTAAGGTTGATTAAGACCTTAACTAAACAGAAAGGAGAGCATGATGAAGGAAGTTAGCGAACTTCTAACAGCACTAGGAACATTCTTAGTAGGACTTGCAAGTTTGATAAAAGTTTGCAAACAAAAAGAACAGCCTAACAATTCTCGAAAAGCACGCAAGCATAAGAGAAATTAAAAGCTGTTCAGCTGTTCTAGCTCGAGGAGCTTAGCTCCTCGGTGCTAGTATATCATGAATGAGGATATTATGCTACATGGTATAAGTGCATTCTTATTTTGCCTACTAGTATTTCTGTGGATTAGTAGGGATGATAAGAAACATTAGAGAGCCTTCAACAGGCTCTCTACAAAAAAACAATATTTTTTTATTGAAAAAGTAACCGAAATGGTTATAATATATATTAGCGGAGGTGATAAATATTGCAAACAACTTTATACGGATTGAGAAAGGCTAAAGGTTTAACTCAAAAAGAATTAGCTAAAAAATTGGGCATTTCTGAATTGTCTTACCGAAATAAAGAATTAGGAAAGAATGAATTTACACAAGATGAAATGTTCTTCTTAAGTCGTTATTTCAACGAAAAAATGGACAAAATTTTTTTGCCAAGGAAGTAACCAAAACGGAAACTTTATTAATAGAGGCTAGAGGATAGGAAAGGAAGAAATAATATGAGTGCAGAAGCGTTAACGGATACCACAAAAATAGTTGTAGAAACAGACGAACAAGATCCTAAAATCATTGCAGTCATCACGGCAGAGGATATTGACAGTGCAGAAGGTTTTAGAGTAAGAATTACCCCTAAGTACGAAAGGTGATATATATGGAAAATGAAATTTTTAATACACCAATGAATGTTTTTGAAGCTGTTGATACTGTTATCGTTTATATCTCTAAATTGATTTTAACGGATAAAGTAGACAGCACGGAAGATATGACAAATGCTCTAGCTAAATTAATAGAAGCCAGAGCAAAATTAAATGATTGTTAATAGTCTATAAGTTGAGTCTTTTTAGAAGATTCTGAAGTGGATTTATATTTTTTAATTTTGTCAAAAGTTTTCCAGTATAAATCAACTAACTCTTCTGGAGTTTTTACAGAATCCATATTTTTCTCAACATATATAACTGTTAATTTTTCAGCTAATTCCAATTTCATATTAACCCCCCTTTCCCTAATTCTGATTATAGAACTGAAAGAGGGTTACAACAATATGAAAATGAGTGAAAGGAGCATACAGCTTGAATTTATTAAGTACTGATTTCGAAGCAACTCTCAATTCAAAGGTTGTTGAAATCGTAGCTAATGCGATGGAACGATTACCAACAAATAACACTCAACAAAGATACTTAAACAAGAAACAGGCAAAAGCCTATATCGGAGGAATCGACGATAGAGATTTCGATGAGTGTGTATCGATGGGATTGAAACAAATTGTAATTAAGAGACCAAGCGGAAGCGCAACAATTCGATACGATGCCAGGGATTTAGATGAGTTCATGGCTAAATACAAAATTTAAGGAGGACAACATGACACGAGTTGAAATTTCAAAAGCGAGAAAGCTAAAAAAACAAGAGTTTAATAGAACTTATCTCAAAAAATATTGCAAGTTCTTAGGATACACAACGCTAGTAATTTTAGGTGCGATTGCATGGATCCATTTATTAGTTGGAGCTGTTAACCAACATGCAGATAAAGTTGATGCCATCCGTCAAGGTGTGGTTTTCGATGATTAGTTTTGAAATGAATATGTTCGACCCCAACGAATACGATGTAATGGTTGGAAGTGAACTAAGAGGAGAAATAAGATTCATCGATGGAAAGTATCGATTGGTTGTATTTCTTGGAAATTACAAAAGCAGCAGTACTCATTCAACCTTAGAGGGCGCATACGATACTGCAAGAGAGCTTTTAAACGTATAAAGTAATTTTAATACGTTGGAAGGGGGAATTTAAATTGGACTTTAAAATGATTATTGGAGAAAAAATATGGGAAATAAGGAAAAACAAAAAATTAACTCAAAAACAATTTGGAAATTTGTTAGGTACCAACCAACAAGCAATTGTTAGATGGGAAAAGGGGAAATCCTTACCTAACATTAAAACACTAAAAAAAATCGAAGAATTAAATGGTTCACCAGTAGCTGAAATCTCAGATTATTTGAAAGTTGGAGAAAAAATAAAACACATTCGACTTGAAAGAAGCATGACTTTAGAACAGTTTGGTCGCCTATTCAATACACATAAACAAGTCGTTTCACTTTGGGAAAATGGAAAACATTTGCCAAAGTCAAATAAGCTTAAAAAAATTGCAAATTCAGTAGGAATGTCAGTAATAGAATTATTAAATACTAATCTACCAGATACTAATCCATTAGAAGAATACAGTACAAACGAATTAATTGAAGAATTGAAAAAAAGAGTATTAAAAAAAGACGACTTATAAAAGCCGTCATACAAATATTAACTAAAGTTATTATAACACGTTGGAAGGGGATATTCAATGAGTCGGTTATTAATTAACGAACCACCTTTACAAGTGCTGCCATTGCTTGCTAAAGAAATCGGCTTGAATGAAGCGATTATGCTCCAACAAATGCACTACTGGTTGATTAAGAGCAGCCATGAATTTGAAGGAGTTAAATGGTTTTATAAGACATTAGAAGATTGGCAAACAGAATTCCCATTCTGGTCAGCAATGACTATCAGAAGGACTTTGACCAACTTAGAAAAACAGAAAGTCATTAGAATTGGGAACTTTAATAAGAAAAAATTCGACAAAACAAAATGGTACACAATCGAGTACCAATGTGTGAACAGACGATGTGTTCAAAATGAACAGACGATGTGTTCAGATTGTACAGATGGATGTGTTCAAAATGAACAGACCTATACCAGAGACTACCAGGAGAGTACTACAGAGAATAATAATGTCCCCGAGGAGAAACCGCTCAAGGTTGTATGGACTGAGGAGACTAGACACATTATCGATTATCTAAATAAACGTGCTGGAAAGAAATATTCAGTTAAGACTAAGAAGACAGCACAGCTAATCCATAAGCTACTAGATAACGGATTTACTGTAGAGGACTTTGAAAGAGTTATCGATATCAAGTGTAAACAGTGGTTAAACAATGAGAAGATGAATCAATATCTCAGACCACGAACGCTATTCAGCGAGAAGTTCGAGGACTACTTAAACGAGGCCCCAGCAAGAGTGCAGCAAGCATCGTCTGGACAATCTGTTGAAGACAAGATGAGAGACTTATACGGACAGAATTGGCAGGGTTGGCAATGAACAATTACGAGTTAGAAAAATCAATCATATCTGCAGTCCTACAAGATTTCGATAAAGCTCAATCAACTTATCTGCAAGCAGAATGGTTCACAGATAACAATTTTAAAACGATCTTTGAAATTTTAAACAACAACGGCAGTCGCTTAGATGGATTGATGGAGCTGTTTGCTAAAGTTAGAGCAGAAATGAAGGAAAATTCCATTGGATATGAGTATCTAATGGCCTTGCAGCAAGAAAGCGCGACAACATCCGGATTAGATTATCTTGCTAATCAGCTACATCGTGAATACTTGAGAGCCAAACTCGAAAAGGTTAAAGCTGAACACACAGCATTTCCAACTAAGCAACTAGAAGCAGAAATGCTTGAATTGTTAAATGCGATTTCTAAGCTATCCAAAAAACGAAACGTCGGAGACTTATCAGAAACGTTTGAACAATTCGAGTATGAACTTGAACACGATATCGAAGACGGGATAAAGACATTTAGTGGATTAGATGCGGCTTTAGGCGGAGGCATCGGTCCTGGAATGTTAGTGACGGTTGGAGCTAGACCTTCAGTCGGAAAGAGTGCCTGGACAATCAATTTAATCGATAGAGCGCTACAGAGAAACGAAGGATTAAGAGTAGACCTGTTTAGCCTTGAGATGAGCAAAAAAGAAGTGTTCTCACGATTCGTTGCAAAGATGACTACGTTGAATACGTATTACCTGCGCAAGATGAATAGAATGCTAAAGCCTGGAGATAAAGAGTTAGTAAGAGCAACTATCGAGTATTTCAAACAGAAAGACTTGAAAGTCTATGACACTGTATCTGAACTAAATCACATTCTTGGAATTATTAAAGAACGTGCTGCAGGGCAAGCACCAGGTAAATATTTAGCAGTCATCGATTATGTAGGACTTATCAAAGTCAACAACAATCGTGATAGAAGGTTACAGATTGAGCAGATTACAAGGGAACTTAAGAACCTTGCTAATGAACATCAAGTGCCTATCGTTATCTTATCGCAGTTATCTCGTGGAGTAGAACAGCGCCAGGACAAATCACCAATTTTGAGTGATTTAAGAGAGTCAGGCTCAATCGAGCAAGATTCAAATGTCGTAGGATTCTTAAGCAACGAAGAGACAGAAGAGAATCACGAAGGCTACCAACGAGTGAAGTTCTCTATCAAAAAGAACCGTGAAGGTGATTTGATGGATTCAACATTCAAGTTCTATAAGGCTCAAATGAATTTTGTAGAGGAGTTTGAGCGTAGATGAATGCAAGAGAGTTCGAAAAAATTATGCAGTCGGAAGGATTAAAGACAACTCGAGCAGTAATGATCATGTTGCAAGAGGCTAAGAAGTGCCAGAAGAACATTAAGGCAATGAGTATGTATAAACATCTTCCTTACGCTGCAGAATACATCGAAAAGCAGGAAGAACAGAAAGACAAAGCTATATGGCAAGCGCTGGAAGTGGCTCAACTAGAAAAGATGTATGGATTTAGATTAGTTGAGGATAGAAATGATGTAATAATAGCCACTTACCAAGTTCCAGACCCTCATAGCGAAGTAATGAAGAAAATCAGAAGCCATATTGAGATAATGGCAGAATTGGAGAAAGAGTATGGCATTTGCGATTAAAAACAGCAATATGTATTTCAAACAAATTGTAGATCACAGCAGCATAGCCGGATATTTGGATAGAAAACATCCAGTTAAAACATTTGAATTCAA